ATACCCTCTGTTCTTAAAGTGATAGAGCAAACGGGGTTTATTATTCTCCGCTAATATAGGCATTCCATAAAACACACATGCCATAAGCACATCTTCAAAGAATATCTCAGCAGTCTGAGGACGAGCTATGTATTCCAAGAAGAACTCATTGACAGGGGCTTCGTCCATGTGGAACTTAGTCATACCGTGCAGTGAGCCATTAGAACCTCGTCCATCTACAACGGCAGAGATATCGTATGGGTCACAACCAAAAGTTCCTATGTGTTCATTGCCCGCATATTTAATTCCATTGCGGATATGAACATTGTTCTGAAGTGTTTTGTTTGGTGTCCAACTAACTAAGAACCTTCCTTTTCTATCAGGACTGAATATAACCTTAGTATCTTTTATACCATCCTGCCACATAAATGAACCACGAGTTACAACGTGATCTTTTATGATAGAGTCATTGTAGTCAATCTGTTGATATATCTTAGTAAGATTAAATAACGACTGCTTGCTCTCGTCTCTAAAAGCATGGGACTCAGTGCGAGGATACTGTCTGTAAAATTCATTTAAACCATCAGCGTCATTCTTCAATCCCTCTACTTCCGCCTCCCAAAAGTCAATAGCTCCATTAGTTATCCACGCCCCATCTACCCCTCTTACTTTCTCTTTAGGCTTGCGGAATACCGGCATTCCATGTATATCAATAAACCCTTCCATGTTCCACTCCATAGGAATGAACAAGGCATACAACCCACTCTTAGTCTGACCGTTAGCATTGCGAGAAGAGACACGAGAGTCTTCATATATGTCTTTGAAGTTCTGACCACCCTTAGCCAAGGCATTGGAGGTTGAACCCATCATACACTTGCCGATAATCTTACTACCCAATCGAAGACACGTCTTTGTTACTCGCCAATTCTCTTTAATGTTATTGGGCTTGGTCCACTTACCACTCTCGTCATGGACAAGTAGCTTTAGCTTCTCTCCATCATAAGAGTTGTCTTCCGTATTCTTCCAGTCTATTGTCGTGTCAAGTCCTTCTACTATCTCTTGCGTAGCATTAAACATGTTCTTCTTCGTAATCTTCGAAGCCGGAACGCGATACGCCAATTCAGTCTTTGGCTTATCCATTCCATCCATAATAGGTTTGAAGAAAAAAGGAAGACGGCTGTTAATAGGAACAACCTTATCAGTAAACATTTTTTTAGCATCGGCTCCTGTCTTTGATAATATACCAACCCTTGCATCTTTAACAAGAGTTCCTACATTGATACATTCAGATGATGACATGAAGGAAAATCCTGAACGGCGTATCTTGAGATAGTCCATACCAAAGCATCTACTGTCTGCCCTGCACGCTTCCCAAAATATCCAAAAGATTCTATTAGCCTCACGGAAATCAGGATATCCCACGTCAATACTTGCCCACTGAAGATACATCCAATGTGATCCTGTCATGTAAGTGGCAACGCCATTGTTCATGAACCAATACCCTTCCTCACGATAGTCAAACTGCTTTTCAATATAATCTACCCATCTGTTCTTAAAGTCAGTGGGCATGTCATTCCATTGAAAGATAGTTTGAATTTTAGCGAGTGGCTTGGGTAGGTCTTCTCTCTCCCAATACTGATCTTCTTTAGCCTCTCTTCTTTTATAACACTCATCAGGCTTAGCAGGCAAAGCTATATTAAGACCGGCTATACTTATTACTTGACCTATAGTTCCATTCCTTGATATAACAACCATGTCATATTCACTGTCATACCCATACTCCCATGCTGCTGATGCATTTTTTTTTGCAACAGTCTTAGCCGGAATATATTTATCGAGTACTCGATATAAATTATTTTGATCGTCTTTCTGCAAATCCTTGTTTTGTATCAACTTTACTCGGACCTTTATCAATAGCATCAAGAGACTCTCTCTCTAACTCTATCCTATTAAGTATCTCGAATGCATCAAAGATAGCTATTTTCTTTGTGGCTGCTGCGTTCTTTAATCTATCAGCAGCTAACTCAGTTACTTCTCCATCAGCAGCAACACTTTTCTGCACAATCTTTTCTTCAGCCACCTCAATAAGATGCTGAACAGCCTTGTATCCCGACTCAATAATCTTGAGTTTTAATTTTTTTATATCAGTAACCATATTGATTTACTTATAAAACATTACATATACCATTCTTCCCTCAGACCATCCCACATTAGGGTACTTGCTGTGGAAGTAATTGCATGGATAACACAAGGCTCTATTAACCTTGTATCCTACGACTGAATGCAAGTCCCACTTGTCTATCTTGTTTGACTCACTCAAAAGAATTTCATCAAACTTATTAAAAGAAACATCTTCAGGTAAACAATCTCCAAGCTCTTTGTGTTTCCAAAACGCAGTTCCATGTAATCCCTGCATAGAAGAAGGTGATATATAAAGTACCAACGCTCTATAAGGTCTCTGCCCATTTATGATTGCATCAGAATGAATCCTCCAATCCGTATCAACCTTGTCAGTAGCTACTCTAAAAAAACTCAATATGTTTCTTCTCTTTACTCCCTCGGCTTCACTTATCTTATCTAAGACTAACTGATCAAACTCCTCATTACTAAACTGCACCCAAAAGGATTTATCTCCAACAGGTATTTCTGTAAACTCATTTGAACTGAGCTTATGATAGACAGACCTGTAGGTTTCGGAGTCTAAGAAGTTATCAATTATATTTATCATAGCTTCATTGTAATCTGATGGTCATACATGCGATATAGTTTCTCACCATCTATATTAAACTCATACTCACTATCGGGTGAAAAGACTACATGGTCTCCTGTCTTAATACCTTGAGATACAAGATAGTCATTAGGATACTTCATGATACCCATCAATGGCTCTTCAGAGAACGGCTTGTTAATATAAGACTCGGTAGGAGGAATTGGTTTTACAAAGCAATACTTATCGTAAGCATACCAAGTATCATTCTTCTTATACAAGAAGAACTGCTCATTGTCAATTAGGAAAACATCTTCTCTGAAAAAACTACGTCCACTCTTTCTATTGCCCTTCATGTCATTGTAGAACTTGAAGACATTATGGTGAACAAGTAGCGTGTCGCCCGGTTCGATTGGTCCGGTATACCATAGTGGAGTCTCTACAACAACAGCCTCACGATTGGAGAACTTGTGCTCCTCCTCTGACGTGTTGACTATGAACTCTATTCCTGCTATCTCTTTTGTGTTGTTGTATCTCTTTCCTTCTGTTGGTCTCGTTATAAAATAAAACGGTGATTTCATTTAGTAATTTATATTAAATTCAATTGAAGTGGGAATGGCGGAGTTGAACTCCTTCCAAATGAGAATCTCTTGTTTTTCGTTTATAATATAGATCTTGATAGAATCTTTCTTCTCGTCGTACCTAATGCAGTTTATCTCGTAACTATCCCCAAGAACTTTCTGTCCTACAAGGTAATGCATTGCACCACCCTTGTAGTCAGGTCCTATTGATATCTTACGAATGTCCATTAAACCTGATTAACTGTAAGAATAATACTTGGGCTTGCAGGATGAACTGCATTTGCCGCAGTAGCAACTACACTTATATTAGTAGATGTAGCAGTCCACATGAGGTATAGATAGTCACCTGCGTTTAGTGTAATAAAATAATTCCAAGCAGCCATAATAAAAGTATTATTGCTTTGCAATTGAACTTTTCCGGTTGTATCAGGAACATTAAAAGCAGCAGTCGCGCCATTTTTACGCAACCAAAAATCTACCACTTGTGTGCTTCCTGCTGAATTTGATACCTGAGCTGAAAATAATATGTTATATACACCTGCATTAGCCACGGTGATTCTTGTCAAGTTTGTTCCATCACTTACAATAGACACTCCATTGGTAGCAGAAGTATCTGTTGTTCTTAATATCACAGGTATCGCTACGTTAGCTCCTCCCGTTAATGTTTGAGTGATACTATCGTAAAACGAACCTTTGTAAAACGAAGATGAAATAACATCAGGCACTAATGAAAGCACATCTCCTACAGTAAAATTCTTTGTAGCGTTATTGTTAGTAGTCTCTGTACCGATAAGTTTATCGGTAAGCTCTACAGGACTTACTGAAGGGTATGTACTAATTTTAGCCATGGTTATTCTTTTGGTTTCTTGGTGATCTCCCCTGTCTGTATATTGATGACAGCGTCAGCACCATATTTACTCATTAATTTTTTCTCGTTATCCTCAGAGATACCTCTGATTGTGTCAATGTCTTTAAGTATGTCATGCTTTCTCAACTCTAAATCACCAAGAGTGTTCTTAGCTTTAGTGTAGTCTTTGCTTAACTGTTGGAGTAATTCTAACTCCTCTTTTAAAAGTACTGTTGCGTCCATTAGATTAGATTTATTTTTACAAATATAGTTAATTTATATTCTTTTTCATCGCACTACCAAAGTAGTACCCAAAAATTGAGAGCACTACGCCCTCAGAGATTCCAATAAGGTGAATCCATATCTCTTTATTGCTGTCAGGTATCTGAAGAAAGGCTATGGCGTATACGATAAAGCAGAATACAGCAAGGCCAATAAGACCTGTCAGGGTGAACATAAAGTCACGGCTTCCCAACTTAGACATCTCTATCTCACGAATACGAGCTGAGTCCCTATCCTTCACCTCTGCTTCATACATCTGATTAAGGTCAAGATTTACAATCTCTTTCTCCTCAGGAGTAAACTTGTCTGACATCTGAACAAGGTTCTTAACTATGCCGAGTACTCCCGCATCGGGAAGTAAGTCCCCAACGGTGTCAAGTATCTCAGGTGCTTTGTCTTTGATGAAGACACCTACCTTAGTCTCTTTGAATTTTTTTCTATCCTTTCTCTTAAACTTGGAAAGGAATGTATTTTGTTCTTCCATTTGATTTGATTGCTTTTAGTGCGTTCTTACGATTACCCTTAGCAGAAAATGATACGTGAATCCAATCGGGCTGCTTATCATTTCCAAACTCCCAAATGATTTGGTCGTAGTCAAGGTTCTCTCTAATCCAATGAAACGCCTCAGCGCACTTATCCTTGAGGTCAATGTCAACTGCCTGACCAAACTTATGCTGACTTGATTTGGCTCCTCCTATGAGGCTGTTTAGCACCTCAGAGCGATAGCCTGAGCTAATCTTGATAGGACCACCGATATGAGCACGCAAGGGCTCAAGTATCTTCTCGCATAGAGCTGTAAGGTTTCTTACAGTCTGAGCGTTGGGTGTATTGTCAATTCCCTTCTTAATAGCCGTCGGGCTAAAGGTCATCTCCGCTAAAGTAAAGTGTTGTGATAGGTTCATCGTCCTTGGCCCTTATATTTTTTCACATAATTCTTGCTATGCTTAGACACACTTGTCTGAGTCTTAGCATGAACGCCCGGTCTTGATACCTTATTCTTAACGAGCTTAGTTGGACTGCTTTGAATCTTTGCCATTGTTATTCATTTTTCTCATGTAGTATGCAATAGCAAATAATCCTGTGACGATTGCTATCAGTCCTGACACGGCTGAGATGATTGGTTGAAACTCAGTAGCCTTAGCAGCTACAGCTGTTACCACTGACGTTGACGCTCCTGCTGCCGCTATAGTATCCTGTATCTCTTGAGGCGTTTTCATGTAGATTAATTTTCAGAAGGAACAATCTCTACTAACTCATTAGCTTTAGATAAAGCTTGTAGTATCATAGACACGTCCGACAATGAATACACTCCTTTCATATTAGCAGCATTCAATGCCTGCTCAATAATTTGTAAAGCCTTTTCTTTAGTCATTATATTACAGCTTCGATTTGTTCTTTTTCTTCAGGTGTAAGCTCAGCTACAAACCAATCTTTATTAAGCATTATATTAAGATGCTCTACATTACGGTCTAATGTATCTAAATCTTCTTGAGTCTTCTCTGCTAAAGCATTAATCTCATTGATAAGATTCACACTATCAAAAGCAGCGTTGACACTTTTACGTGCTTGTTCTTGTGTTACTTCTAATTCCATGTTTTTATATTTTTTGCTAAGTTACTAATTATGCTAAAAGAATTTTTCGAGCTACTCCATTTATTATAACATTCCATACGTTTGCTGAAGTGTTTATTTCTGCTACTACTGTTCCTGCATTAGTTGTCGTACTACCAACAACAAACTGATTACTTGCCGTTGCTACTGCATTAGCTCCTAAAATTGTAGAACCACTAACGCCCGATGGTGAACCTGTATTAAAACCTATTGCTGTATTTTGATTACCCGTTGTTAATGTTTGTAAAGAACCCCTTCCTACAGCCGTATTCTGAATACCTGTAGTATTAACAGTTAAAGCTGCTGTTCCTAAAGCTGTATTATTCCCTCCTGTAGTATTAGTAACTAAAGTTGCTGAACCCATAGCTACGTTTTGACTACCCGTTGTATTGCTTGTTAATGCTCCTGCTCCAACAGCTGTATTATCATCTACAGTATTGTTAGCTAAAGCTGTAGAACCAACAGCGACATTGTATGCACCTATGATATTAGCAGCTAATGCATTTAAACCAACAGCTATATTACTTGCACCTGTGGTATTAGATCCTAATGCATCTTTTCCTACAGCTGTATTACCCGAAGCCGTTGTACTTGAGTCTAAAGCATTTGCTCCTATAGCAACATTATTTGCACCTGTAGTATTAGCTGCTAAAGTATTATAACCTAATGCTGTATTGTTGCTTGCTGTGGTATTGGCTGTTAATGCATTATAACCAACAGCAACATTGTATGAACCTGTTGTGACATTAAGTAGGGTACTGCGACCAAGTGCTGAATTTTGCGTTGCTGTTGTTGCTAAAAACATAGAACCTTGTCCTACTGCAGTATTATCTCCTGCTGTTCCTTGTATTAAAGCATTAGCACCAACTGCTGTATTAGCTTGACCTGTAGAATTTCCCGCTAAAGCATTATAACCATAAGCAGTATTATTGTTTGCTGTTGTTAACGCACCTAATGCATTTACACCAACAGCTGTATTAGCAGAAGCCGTTGTATTTGCATCTAAGGCATTATAACCATAAGCAGTATTATTTTGACCTGTAGTATTACTCTTTAAAGCACCATCGCCAAAGGAAGTATTGCTTACTATATTACCCTTACCATTGTTCCAAAGAGTAAGGTCAGTGGCATTAGTCTCTACCCATGCCGGTAAGCCAAAGAGTGAACTTAAACTTGCTTGAGAAATACGAATGTTTAGATTCGTTGCCGAATCATATCCCACAATAAACCCTGTCGAGTTTAATGCGCTTGACCCAAAGTCTGAAAATTTAACAGCCATCTTATAAAATATTATTTTTTAACCTTTTTAATTCTTCATACATCTCAAGAAGTTGCGCTTCTTTTTGCGCTATCAATTCCTCTTGCGTTGGTCCTTCTACATCAATGAACTCAACTCTTACAAGTCCGTTGTCATCGTAAATCTCGTTTCTTACTTGTGCCATAGTTTTTTTAATTAAGCTACTGTTAAACCGATTCTTGTAATGTTGGTTGCAGTTTTAGTATGTGTAGTTCCGAATGGATTAGGAGCAGAACCGAAAGTTGCAATTCTTGATATATTGTTATATTGCGTAAAGGTACTATCCATTCCAATCTGAATTTGAGAATTTACTACAGTGGCAGCAAGTTGCACAGTTGAACTTCCATAAACACCCAACCAATAAGTTGTGCCTGCTGTAAAAGTTTGAGTTGTAGTTGCTGTTTTAATTCCTGTTGTTGTAACACTTAAATCCGAACTTTCATAAAGCAAAACATCAGGCAACCCATTGGTATCGGAATGTGAATAAAGTAAAATTCTAAAATTTCCAGCACCTAAAGTAGTTACGTTAATCAAAAAATTAGAAATAGTAAAAGTTTGTGCGGGAATAAATGGTGCTATATATATAGTATTATTTGAAAGTGAAACATTCGTATTGCTTGCGCTGTTAGGTATATTTGAGTAAACACCACCGCTTCCAAGTTTTACAGGTGTATTAAAGCCACCACTTGCACCTGAATACTGCGGAATGTTCAAAGTAGCACCTGCCAAAGTAGCTGCGCCACTTGTTCCTGTTGTAGTTAAAGTGAGAGTAGGTTGATATGTTGAGTCTAACGTACTCTTAGGAATACGAATATTTTGATTCGTTGATGAATCATATCCTACAATAAACCCTGTTGAATTTAATCCGCTTGATGCGAAGTCTGAAAATTTAACAGCCATCTTATTGTATTATTATGTTTAACCCACCCTCAGTAATGATATCAATTCCCGATTCAGAAATAATGTTATTAGAAGAAGTAGTAGAGGAAGGTATACCTCCTCCTATATAATTTCCTATGCTAATAATTAATCCGGGATCAGTCATATTACCAAAGAGCTATAATTTCAGTAGCACTAGTGCCTGTAGCAAAAACTTTAACACACTGCACAGGAACAAACTGACCTGCATTAAGACCTACCAATGTAACAATGTCAGTACCATTAGTTGTCATAGTCACGTTACCCGGCCCTCCGATATATAACACACACCCCTGATTGCCAATGGTCTGTTGTGAAGAGTTTACATAAATGATATAACTCTTAGCCGTAGCTGTAAAAATATCAGCGTTCATAAATAAAGATTGCTGACCTGCTACAGAGACAACAGTTGCTGCAGTACCGTCGGTAATATTGTAAACAATATCTCCCGTAGTTACATTATTAGTAATAAATGTTGCACTACTATCTTGTAAATTATTAACGGCTACAACAGCAGTGTTTGTTCCCGACTGAGCAATAGCAGGAAATGGGATATCAGCGTTATTAGAAGGCAATACCTTTAATGCACGTTGAGCTTGAATAATTGATGCTGACATAATTTTTATTTTTTATAAGGAAATACCTCGTTTAATTTCTCTTGTCTTGCAGAACACCCGCAGTCAGTATCTGTTGCCTCGGCAATAGTATCTACAACTTTCTTAATACCCGTTGCTTCAGTAATCTTTGCAATGGTATCACCAAGTCCTCTGCTATGGTAAGTTATCTTCACTTTTTTGAAATGATTCCGCTTAGTTTAGTCTTGATAGTACGGTTAGCAATAGCCTCATCGTAACAACCTTGTCCTGCATTAGGAGTAAGGATAGCTCCGGGGATACTCATCAAGGCTTTTGAAGTTCCTGAGTTCTTTCTAATAGACGCATCCATTGATGCTTTAGTCATTGATGCTTTCATTTCTTTTTCTTTTTACCGGCTATCGCCATTTGTTGAAACTTCTCGTTGCCGTACTTCTTACGACCAATAGATGCAGTGATAGCGTCAGCAGATTTCTTGCTTACGCCTTCTTTCTTCTGAATCTTATTACTTAGTTGTGTGAACTTACCCATGAGACAAAGGTATAAAAATTAATCTTACTTTTTTTTCAAGGTTTTCTTTACTTCCTTGACGTTTCCCTTGAGAAACTTCATAGCACCGTCCAAAGATTTCTTGGATTCGTACTTAACAGCCAACTTCTTTGCTTTGTTCATCAGTATTTTCCTTTACGATTTGATGGATTAGACGTAGTAGCCCCACCCGCACCCTTCCATAGGTACTTACATGACCAATATCTTGGCGTTAACTTGTCGTTAGCAGTGTCACAGCTGTGTCTTGCCTTGAAACTCTTGCGTGCAGCAGCTGAATAGTTGTTGCCATAGCCTTTAGCACCAAAATGGAGAAGCTTTTCCTCTCCATTGGCGCATCCTTTTACCATCATCTTCTTTCCGGGACGGTCAGAAGGCTTTGGACTATTGCATTTAAGCTTCTTCTTGTCCGCCATCTGTAGTAGGAATCAACGATTCAGCTACAGCAGAACCCATAGGTACTGCAAATGAACGATAAGCACGAGTTGTGTGACCCATAGTCGGGTCAACAACAGTTTCAATCGGTTGAAAAGCCTGCTCTTCCTGAGCAACCTCTTCGATAACTTCGCTTTTCTTTGCCATGTTATTTCTTTTTTGTCTTGGTTGAACCTTTAATCATTCCTTTGATTAATGGAGTTGACTTTCCACCACCACTTGGCATCTGCATGCGTGATGATGCGGGTAAAGTTGGGACATCTTTCTTGCCTCCTGCTTTCATTCCTGTGTTTTTCATTTTATATAGGGGTTTTTGTTTTTAACTTTGTTTTCTCATGAACTGTCTGCCCAAGGTATTCTTAATTGTCTGAAGACCTTGTATCCTTCCCGCAGCACTCGGCTCGCGAGAACCTCTCTTGCGGTTTCCAATCTTATCTTTAAGACGAGCGTTCTCGTTTTGAAGGTCGTCAATCATTTTTATTTGCTCGTTCTTAGTAGCAACTGCATCGAGCCTTTCTTGTACATTGACCTTCTTATCTTTCTTCTCTTCTTTCTTTTCCTCAGCCATCTTATTTAGCGTTAGGGTTTCTACATTCTTCGTCCTGCTTTTTCTGACCGGGCTTATCAACACAGACCTTGCTCTTGTTACCACCCGTGTTCATATTCTTTTTACCACCCTTGTCTTTACCACCCACATAAGGAGTGCCACCAACTAAAGCACCTACCCTTGACTTCTCTCTCCAATCTTTTTCAGTTGACTTAGGAGTAGTAGTTTTAAATGTAGGAAGGTTTGGCGTTGACATATTAGTACGGTCAGCCGTCTCAGCTTTCTTCTTAGGATCACCATTACCAAATCTCGTAGAGAATTTGTCGATGTCTCTATTCTTGAAATTGATAGCATTGTAATCCTTAGCCATTGTATCTGCGAGGTAAGTTAGTTCCCTTGTACGCTTTCTGTGCCTTCTCTCTTACAGGCATAGTATTCTTTGTTGCCTTAGCTTTTGCAGCATCAACAGCAAATGCTTTAGAAGTAGTCTTCTTTCTATCTGTAGCAGGGTTAACATCAAGCATGCGCTTTCTTCCTGCTGCTCCTGTGTACTTGGTCTTGTTAGTAACGTCAACC